AATATACATATTAGAACTATTGGCAAACCGATTTACTATTGCTACTCAAACCGCAGGCAACATAGGATTACAAAAATCCAATGCCTTTATGTTATTATAATAGCCTCCCTCTTCTTCCCTCTTCTTCCCTCTTCTTCCCTCTAATTATTTTTATTATTTATACAAATGCAATTCAATGCAATTCATATCATAATAAATATCATTTGGAATATAAAACAATATCTCGCCAAATGCTCTCAACAATATGACTGATAGAATCATAGACTGTAAAACTATAAAACTATCCTCATATGATATAATATATCTCGTCAAATAGTTCATAGTTAGCACTAATATAGCTGAGATTATTAGATTACCAGAATGCGATATAATACATATCGCTCAATCATTTTTTACTTATATAATATAAAAATATTAAAAATATAAAATGTATCTATGATTTATCGGTAGTCTCTTCAAGCTACTTCTTTAATATCTAAAAGGAGCAAGCTAAAGCAACCAGATTTCTATAAAATTTGAAAATTAAATTTTGAGTACATCTCTTGAATTATTTTGTAATTTCTAAAAAACTTTTGAAATTTTTAAAAAAACAGAAAGATGTACTCAAATTTTAAATTCTAAAAATAAGAATATTCCGGCTTCTCAAGTATCTGCTATGTCAATATCAATATATTTATTATAATAATCGTCAGCCTATCGTCAGCCTATCGTCAGCCTATCGTCAGCCTATCGTCAGCCTATCGTCAGCCTATCGTCAGCCTATTGTCGGTATACTTGTCTTCTGGAATATTTGCGGATTTTAAATATATTCCAGCAGTCGCGGTAAGCAGTTTATAATGATGGTATTATTTCGTAGTTTAAATCTACGCATATCTTTTTCCATATCTGATCCTGAACATAGAGCTTTTCTCTGCTTTTCAATAATGGAAAATATTTGAGGTATTCGTTGAGCCCGAGTATCTGAAAGAACTTATAGAGAACATAGCTATATGACAAAAAATTCTTTCTATCTTTCGGACAATGTTTCAAAAAAGGCGCTTGGATGCTTCTGAACATATTACATAGCTTATCCTCTAATTCAGGACTGAATTGCGGCGTAGGTATTCCGTTAATTCTGTTTATAATATAATTGATATGCTCGTAATACTTGTTTATTCTCAATCTTTTAAGAATATCCCTCATTTTTAAATAGGTTATTTTTTTCAAGTCAGTTATTTTCTCTTTCTTAATTTCCGTTAAAATCTTTTCAAATATTTCGTCAGGTATATCCGTACTCTCTTTTCCCTGAACCTGATTGCACCACTCCCTAAAATGATTAATCCTCTTATAACAAAAATGCGATGTATCCTTCGTATTCTGCTTTAATATCGGTCTATTTTGCTCTACTAAGAGAAGCTCCTGATATCCACAGATACTACATACAATTATTGCATCGTGTTGGAGGCAAGTCATACTATTTTTACAAACCTTACATATCTCTATGTTTTCGTCCTCAACTGTTCTGACATATCTATTGTTTATTATAGCCATGTATTTATCTACCAAGGTACTCTTGTCATATACCTTGCTATTATCATTCTCATTAATTTCCCCCTTAATTTTATTGGCCTCCGTTTTATCGCTATCAGCACATTTATTTTCTTTTACAAGCTTCTTATTATCTATGTTATTAAGAGCTTCTAATACATTAATCGTGTTAGTATTTATGCTCATATTTCGCTTTTTTTTGGATTCCTTCTTATATATCTTTGGTTTATTAAAGGACTCTTTTACAAAATTTATATTTTGATTAATATCCGATTGCTTATTTACGGTATCGTAATATTGAAATAATATATCGCTAGTATTCTTGTAATACTCTATTTCATCTAAATTATTTAGTTCATTCAATTTACTTTTAATATCTATTATCTGTTCGTTCAACTCTATATTACTGAACCAAAGCCGACTATTAAGTTCTTTATCGGCCGTACTATTTATACTTTTTAATATCTCCATTTTCTTTTCTTCGCAATAACTGAGTTTTTCAAGATAGTATATCTTTTCCTTATCGCTCTTCTCAAAATCCTTTATCATATTATTATGCATCGCGTCCAAAGTAACAGTTTCATTTATATCTGTTGTTATTTTTTTTTTAGATGACTTCTCTTTAAACATCATTATATTTGAATTATAAATATTAAGGTTTATATAATAAAAATAATTTTTGTGTCATATAATCTATATTTTTTTCTCCTCTAATAGTATAAAGAATATAGCGTAAATGGGTGGTGGTCTTCTTCAATTAGTAGCTTATGGTGCTCAGGATGTTTATTTAACTGGTAATCCGCAAATTACCTTTTTCAAAGTAGTTTATCGTCGTCATACTAACTTTGCTATTGAAGCTATCCAACAAACTTTCAACGGTAATGCCGGTTACGGTAATACTGTAACCTGCCAAATATCACGCAACGGCGATTTAATAAACCGTATGTATTTACAGGTTGATGTCCCTAAAAAGAAAAATCTCACTACCCCAACTACCAGCACATACCAAAATTATCTCGGGTTGCGCTTAATAAAATCCGTTGTTATTGAAATTGGTGGCCAACAAATAGATAAGCATTATTCTGATTGGCTTTACATCTGGAACGAATTATCTCTTCCTATCGGCAAACGCTATGCATATGATACTATGGTCGGTGCCGACAAAGATATATTAGGCGGCGGCTTTGTTAATTCAGCTATAACTGACACAACTCTATATATTCCCTTCGAGTTCTGGTTTTGCCGAAATGTAGGTCTTGCACTGCCTTTAATCGCTCTTCAATATCACGAAGTCAAAGTAAAAATAGATTTTGAAATTAAGGCCAACTGCATATCTGTTGGCACCGGCTCATTAGACGATTTTGAACCTATTAAAAATATCTCTTTATGGGCTGATTATATCTTCTTAGATACCGATGAACGCCGAAGATTCGCTCAATTATCCCACGAATATTTAATAGAACAGCTACAATTCACCGGCACTGAACCCCTAGTTCCCGGCACCAACAGAATCAAGCTCAACTTCAATCACCCTTGCAAAGAACTTGTATGGGTCGCAAAAACAACCACGACAGTTAATAAAACCAGATGGTATGATTACACCAATAAGGATAATGTTGAAAATTATGACTCATATAAATTAGCGTTTGGCGGTTCTGCTGATGCGGGAGGACAACGTACATCAAACTATTTAGTTATATCCGATGTCAAACCCCCGACAAATAACAACCCTTTTATTAATGCCATCCTCCAATTAAACGGCAACGATCGTTTTGCTGTAAGAGAAGGCGATTATTTCAATTATGTTCAGCCCTTCCAGCATCACACCAACGTTCCCGTACATAATTCTATAAATGTGTATTCGTTTGCCCTAAAACCCGAAGATCACCAACCGAGCGGCACCCTCAATATGTCTCGTATTGACACTGCAACTTTGATGGTTAATGCTGCTAATCCTGCTGATACTGGTCTAACATACCAAGGCATCAATATATACGCGGTCAATTACAACGTCCTTCGTATATTATCAGGTATGGGCGGCCTTGCTTATTCCAATTAAAAATATAATAAAGATATCAACTATAATAAAAATTATAAAAGAGTCGTGTTATATAATTTCCTTTTTTTTTTCTCCTCTAATAGTATAAAGAATATAGCGTAAATGGGTGGTGGTCTTCTTCAATTAGTAGCTTATGGTGCTCAGGATGTTTATTTAACCGGTAATCCGCAAATTACCTTTTTCAAAGTAGTTTATCGTCGTCATACTAACTTTGCTATTGAAGCTATCCAACAAACTTTTAACGGAACTCCCAACTTTGGCAATCGTGTAACCTGCCAAATATCTCGTAATGGCGATTTAATACACCGTATGTATTTATCTGTTGTTAATTATTATTCGGGTGCTAATGTATGTCCTTATTTCGGTCTCCGTTTAATAAACTATGTAGAAATTGAAATCGGTGGTCAAAAGATAGACAAGCATTATTCTCACTGGATGTATGTATGGAATGAACTCTCGCTTCCCATATCAAAGAAAGATGCCTATAAAAAGATGGTAGGTGCTAATAATATGCTCACGACAATAGGAACCTCTGCTACTGTTGGAGCTAATCTATATATCCCCTTAGAGTTTTGGTTCTGCCGCAACGTAGGTTTAGCACTTCCTTTAATCGCTCTACAATATCACGAAGTTAAAATAAACATCCTCTTTGAAACAAATGAGAATTGCAGAGGTACTGCTAATGCAATCAATCCCCTCTCTTCTGATTCATCTGTTTCATTATGGGTTGATTACATCTTCTTAGATACCGATGAACGCAGAAGATTCGCTCAATTATCCCACGAATATTTAATAGAACAGCTACAATTCACCGGTACTGAAAGTGTATCTGCTGCTGCAGCCATTAAACCTAAATTATCTTTCAATCACCCTTGCAAAGAATTAGTCTGGTTCTGCTCTTCCGATCACACCTCTACTGCTGATGAAAAGCACGTAATTAATAATAACTGGGTTAATTATTCAAGTGCTGTTAATAGCTATGGTGCAACTTCTTCGGTATTATATAATCCTACAAGCGCAATTACTTCAACTAATCCTATAAAATCTGCCAAACTTGTATTAAACGGTAATGATCGCTTTGCTGCAAGACCAGGCTCATATTTCAATTTAATACAACCTTACCAACATCACGAAAATATCCCCTCCAACCCCGGCATCAACGTGTATTCCTTCGCCCTAAAACCGGAAGAGCACCAGCCAAGTGGCACTCTCAATATGTCTCGTATTGATACCGCTGTTCTCAATTTAGAGATTGACCAAACTGGTAGCTACGCAACGACTAATACTTATTCAAAGAATCTTCACGTTTATGCTGTAAATTATAATGTACTTCGTATATTGTCTGGTATGGGCGGCCTTGCTTATTCCAATTAAATTATATTATATATTTATTTATATATGTTGTTAAATTGCTATAAAGTTCCTTTTTTTTTTCTCCTCTAATAGTATAAAGAATATAGCGTAAATGGGTGGTGGTCTTCTTCAATTAGTAGCTTATGGTTCAGGATGTTTATTTAACCGGTAATCCTCAAATTACCTTTTTCAAAGTAGTTTATCGTCGTCATACTAACTTCGCTATTGAAGCTATCCAACAAACCGCTTCGGGAAGTAATTCGCTAGGATCTCGCGCCACCTATCAAATTACTCGCAACGGTGATTTAATACACAGAGTGTATTTCTACGGAAAATTAAAAAATGCTCACCCTTCCGTAGATATGGCTTTAGTTCCAAATGTCGGCCAAAAGTTATTGAAAACCGTAGAATTAGAAATTGGTGGACAACGCATAGATAAACATTATTCGGAATGGCTTTACATCTGGAATGAACTTTCGCTACCTTATGGCAAGCGCGAAGGCTACTATAAAATGATTGGTGCCAACGTGGAGAACTGCTGTACTAAATTACCGGCGACTAAATCATATGAATTATATGTTCCCTTAGAGTTCTGGTTCTGTCGTAATGTAGGCTTGGCACTTCCTTTAATCGCCCTTCAATATCACGAAGTTAAAATTAACATAGAATACGAATCTGTCTCCAATCTTCGCGATGTCAGTGTAAAAAATTATTGCATAGAGAATGATGTAGCTAATGGTGTTGTTAAAAACGATACATATGAAACATCTTCTTCATCTCTTACACTTGAAGATCCCACTTTATGGGTTGATTACATATTCTTAGATACCGATGAACGCCGAAGATTCGCTCAATTATCCCACGAATATTTAATAGAACAGCTACAATTCACCGGTACCGACACTATAACTTCTTCTGGTTCAAATCCCGATTCTATGAAAAGCTTACGTATGAACTTCAATCATCCCTGCAAAGAACTTGTATGGGCTATCAAAAGTTCAACTGATGCAAACAAAGTATATTGGAATAACTTTTCAACTGCTGAAAAAGATTTTGATGTTGATGATAACAGCACTTTCAATAACTATGTAGTCTCTAAGAACCCTGTAATGCAGGCAAAAATAATGCTTAACGGCAATGATCGCTTCGCCACCAGACAAGGCGAATATTTCTCGTTAGTCCAACCCTACCAACACCACGAGAATACCCCTGATATGTACCACAAAGGCATCAACGTGTATTCCTTTGCCCTAAAACCCGAAGAACATCAACCAAGTGGCACCCTCAATATGTCCCGTATTGACACTGCCGTCCTATCTCTATCCTCTAGAATTACCGGCACTATCCACATCTTCGCGGTCAATTATAATGTTCTCAGAATATTGTCTGGTATGGGCGGCCTTGCTTATTCCAATTAAATATGATATCCGCGCCATCGCCGTGATATCCATAATACAATCTTTTCATTTTTCAATTTATAATTATTTTTTACAGATAATATTATATTATATAAAATCTTTGATACATATAATGATGTCATTTTCACTCTAAAAATCTCACAATATTTACAATATAAAATTTATTGGTAATGTATTTTGCATCTTTCATAATATTCATATAATACAATGAAAAAATAAATAATATATATATCATAAAACTCTTACACCTATATCTAATATAATCGTCGTTAATCGTCGTTAATCGTCGTTAATCGTCGTTAATAATGATATCTTCAAGATATGGCGCGAGAATCTCGTTGACGATAAACTCTGGTTTGAATTCGTCATAATTCATAAAGATTT